TCAGGTGCATTTTGGGAACCATATATAGCTCCCATTGGGAAACTAACTATAACTGGTACGGGTACGTACACAGTAGTAACAAATAGGAACATATAATGCCTTACGGTGATAGTAGTCCATTTAACCCAACAACTGACATAAATGTAGAAGACATATTTAACGCCGCCAGTAGTGCTGCTGCACAGAACCCCTCAGCGCGAGGGGAAGCCAATGCTAAGAAACTAACTTTTGGTGCAGCACAGAACACAGTTAGCGACCCCGCAATGATAGCTGCTGATGGAACAGTAACTATTAATGAAACGGGTTTATACAGATTCAAGTTCTCATTTCAGTTTGGTAGAACGGGTTCTGGTGGTACTGCAAAGTTACTATTCAGAATATCTAACAACGATGTACAGCTAGGTAGAACTATATCAGTTTCATTAATAAACATTGACGCAGTTCAATACTTCGAAAACGATACGTGGATATACCTACCAGCAGGACAAACATTACAAGCTGATGTTATGAGAGATTTAAGTGGTGCTGACGATGGGGGTTGCTCTGGTGGGTTAATACCTACGGATGAAGGAGCAGGAACTTGGGATGATGCACCAGCATGTCAACTTATATTAAGTAGATGGGTAAGTCAATAAATAAGGAGGTCCACTGGTGGACTATGAGATAGGATTTAAAATAATGGTAAGTATACTATTGGGTTGGTTCGCAGTGGATAAAAAGAATACGCGTGATGATATAAAGAAATTACAGGAAGAATCAGCTGGTCATGGTACAGCAGTAGCAGTACTAAACGAGAAGATGAATTCAGTAAAAGAAGATACGAAATACATTCGTGGGAAATTAGAGGACAAGTAATATGTGGTTATCCTTAGTAGGTGAAGTAATAAAAGGTTGGGTAGGTATGAAGACTACCCAGTATAAAGCAGAAGGTGAACGAGCTATGGCTCTTGCCAAAGTAGAAGCAGACTACGACTTAGAAGCACTACGCGCACAAAAGGATAGCTGGAAAGATGAAGTATTTCTTTATGTGTTCTTGTCTCCATTAGTAGTAGCATGGTTCAACCCTGAGAAAGCAATGCAATGGGTAGATTTTGTATCAGCATTACCTGCATGGTTTCAGTTTATGTTGATTGGTATGATGGCAGCTGTGTTTGGATTAAGATGGTACGTTAAGAACCAGAACATGAAGATAGTTAAGGGATTTAAGAAATGAACAAAGCTGACGAGAAGGAACTAGCTGGCTTACATGGGGTAGTATCCATGATATTAAAAGCACAGCTATTACAAAAGTCACCAGTAGAAAACTTTGACGCTGACGGCGAACTAATTGAAACTAACGAGATGGTGTATGATGCACCTCCTGCTTTAATAGCACAGGCAATTAAGTTCCTCAAAGACAATGACATTACTTGTGATAAAGAACTTGATGAAAACTTAGGTGCATTAGAAGAAGCACTCAGTAAGAAGCAGAAGCATTCCAGATTAAAAGATGGAGCAGCAGACGCTAGTACCGGAGTACATTAATGGACGTAGAAGATTTAGTATTTGATGCTGAAATGTCTGAAGATGGTTTATACGAAGATGATACATTTACACAAATTTGTAATGACAGGAAAGCATACTCACAACTTAGTGAAGTTCAAAGACAGATAGCATTACGCTGGTCTGAGATTGAAACACTGAGAAAACATTATGCTTTATTCTCTGATTTCCTCTACGACTGTATGACAGAGCTTATGGGCTTTAATTGTACTGACGTACAGATTGATATTGGAGAGTTCTTACAATTCGGTGACGAGCTTGAAAAGGCCGCTAGAATGAAGATTATGAACGGTGATGCAGAGCCATTGCAGTATTGTATGATTCAGGCTCAACGGTCACAAGCTAAATCAACTATCGTAGCTATGTTCGCAGTATGGCAATTAGTCATGGACTGTAAGCATAGAATACTAATCTTATCAGCAGGTAGTGAAGTTGCGATGGAAATCGCTAACTGGGTTATCCAGATTATAATGAATTGGGATATCCTAGAATGTATGCGGCCAGATAGACAACATGGCGATAGAGCAAGCTCAAAAGCTTTCGATATCAATTGGCAGCTAAAAGGACCAGAGAAGTCTCCATCGGTTGCATGTATTGGTATCACTGCCAACATGCAGGGTAGACGAGCAGATTTGCTTATACCAGATGATATTGAGTCATCTAAGAATGGAACGACTGAGGTGCAGCGACAGCAGCTTATACAGCTATCGCGAGATTTCACCTCTATATGTCAAAAAGGTAGAATAGTATATCTTGGTACACCGCAAACTACTGACTCAATTTATAACGAGTTACCTGCGCGTGGATACACTGTCCGAGTATGGACTGGAAGATATCCAACAGCAGATGAAGAACGACACTATGGCGATACACTAGCTCCGTACTTGATACGTAAGATGAATGCAGATTCTTCGTTACGAGTTGGTGGTGGACTTGATGGTTCACGAGGGAAGCCTACAGACCCAGTGTTGTTAGACGAAGACTTACTATCTAAGAAAGAGTTAGACCAAGGACCAGCGTACTTTAATCTACAGCACATGTTGAACACAACATTGTCAGATGAATTAAGGCATCCTTTAAAAACTAAGAACTTAATAGTAACAAACTTCGGAACAGAGGAATGTGCAGGAGAACTATCTTGGCTACCAAGCCCAACTAACAAGTTGAAGATATCGGGGTTCTCCTGCAAGCCTCAATTGTACGGTCCATTCTCAACTAGTTTGAAGATGTATAAGTACGAAGGTAAACACATGTATGTGGATACCGCTGGTGGTGGTAAGAACGGTGATGAGACAGTAGCAGTAGTTACATACTTCCTACATGGTTACGTATTACTAGCAGAGATGGTTTGCTTAGAAGGTGGTTACAGCGATGAAAACTACAAAGCATTAAGTCAACTCGCTATGAGACATAACGTAAACAGAATTGACGTAGAGAAGAACTTTGGCTTTGGTGCATTCGCATCAGCATGGCGACCAATAATAAAAGCAACATACGTGGAAGCTGGTAAAAACAATTGTCCTCGCATAGAAGATGTATGGGAATCAGGACAGAAAGAACTTAGAATAATTGACACACTTGAACCAATTATGGCTCGACATAAGTTAATCATTCACGAAGATGTAATACATTACGATTTACAATCTTCAAAGAAGTATCCAATAGATAAACAATCAACTTATCAGTTAATGCACCAGATGACGAAAATTAGTCGTGAGAAAGGAGCATTGATACATGATGATAGATTAGACGCATTCGCTGGCTCAGTAAGATTTTGGGTAGATAGATTCGCAATTGATGAAACTATCCGTATTGAACAAAAAGAGACAGACGAGAACGTAGCATTCTTCGCAGAATGGGGAGCATCTATAGGAAAACACATGGACGGAGTAATAGGATTAGCATCCGACCGCTTCAAACGAAAACAAACAATTAGGAAAAGACGATAATGAAAAGTCCCGCCCGTTTAGAAATGAAAGATTTACCAAGAGACAAACAGGGTTGTTTAGGTTCACTGAGAAAGACACTATGTGCCTCAGTTAATTACTGTAAACGATACCCTGCTAAACTCTCCTTGTTAAAAGAAACATTGAAAGCAGCATATCAAGCAGTAGTTAAGATGGAAGCAGTTATGTTAGCAAGTAAACAGAAAAAAGCAGTAGAAGCTGTTCAAAAGGCTAAAGCCGAACAAAAGGCCAAAGAAGACGCTGACAAGGTGATGGCTGAAGCTGAGGCATTGGTAGAGAAAGAGGCTAAAGAAGCCTTAGAAGCAAAATCTGCACTAGCAGCACTTAAATTAAAACAAGATTCAGAGAAAGGAGAGTAATAGATGGCTAACACATTAGGTATCACGGAAGTAACATTAGCAGAATTGGTTGATTCTACTGATACGCATAACTTATATGCAACACGACCTCAACAACTTGGTTCAGGTGGACCTTTAGTAGTCCGAGTAACAGACCATGCTGATAATGATGCTGGTGAAACCGGAGATGACACAGATTTAATGGCAATCTTCCAATCGAGAGCATTTGGTGAACCTTGGCAGAAAGACCAAGCGTTAATCCACAAGATTTTCTCAGCAGGACAAGGTTTAGCAGCTACGTTTACTGCATCAGCAGGTGTCATTCAAGACTCTGTAGTAGTAACCGATGGTGGTTCAGGATACTCAGATGGTGATACTATCGTAATTGATGGTGATGCTGGTGGTAACGCAGACGCAACATTCACAGTAACAGTTGAAGATGGTGTTGTTACAGCAATCACAGTAACAGCAGGTGGAACTGGTTACACAACTGGCTCTATTGTAGTTAGCGCAAGTGTAGCACCAACAGACTCTTCAGTAATCTTCCCTGATTACGACTACAGTACTTTCGAGTAATGACAGCTACGGAATGCTCCATGTTCGCATACATGGAGTATACCCTCGGCATACCTTGCATTGGTAAGGACGTTGACGGGCAGTTGTTGGAACACGAAGATGGTACAGAAGAATGGGTGAGTCAAGAGAAGTTTGATTCAGAATACAACGTACTTTAAGTAGTACAAAGATATACATAAGTGTATACCTACATAGGAATTAACATGGCACTAACACGAAAGAAACGTAACATACTTAACCCCTTCTTAGTAGAAGGTACAAACATACTCGCAGAAGTGGATGGTATACCACCTTGGCTAGAAGATGTACTACTAGGTTGCATACGTTCTGTTAGAGCAAGTGACCCTGTAACTGGTAGCACACGAAATGAGGTAGCATCACCAAGTAAAATAGGCAAAATATATAAAAGACTAGACGAAATCAACAACACAGATGTACAACAGGCAGTAGTCTGCTCTAAAAGACAGGCCACAAGGTATCTAAAATGTATCAGGTTAGCCAATAAGTTCATTCTAAGGCACTTGGATAAGGTTGACGTAATAACCGTACCAGAGGCTTCTGACGGCTATAGGGACCCTGCAAGCTCATACGCATTAGGTATGTAACACAAAAAATAAAACAATACATAAATCAATGACTTATAAGGGGCCATATATAAGTAAGGTGCTATCGTGCCGAACGCTTCCTTCCCGCTTAGTCGGGCTAATAGGCAAATATTAAAAACGGGTGAGAAATACGGGGTGGCACTCCATCCCTCAATCAAAAACCTATTTCCCCCATAGGCCCTCCTTCATTCGTCATTCACTCACCTCGCTTGCGCTCGGCTCACTCATTCCTCATTCATCCGTAGCTGGTACGCATCAGCTTACATCGAGTGTTGTGTGTGAGTTGCGCTGCGCTTTGTTCGCTTACGCTCAGATATGTCTCTTTTATGTTACACCTACTAACCACCACTTAACACATACTAACGAGGTATACATCATGTGCAAACTAATCATTAAGACTATTAATACATCCATTAAATACTTACCATACATAGCTTTAATAACTACATGTATAGTATTAGCATTAGGAGCAATATAACATGGACTACATAGCATTCTTAACATTCTTCTTCTGGCCTGTACTTGGTACACTAACCTTAGCTATTACAGTATTAGTAGCTGACTCAATAGCTCAAAGAGAAATACATAGAGCTATAATGGAAGATAAACAACCTGTTCCTGAATGTACTTGGAACTATGAAACATCAAGGTATGACGTTACTAATCCACAGGAGATAAGATAATGAATGACTTAATAGAGTATTGCACACGATATGTTATAATAGCTACTCAATACTATAGACAATTTAAACTACACGATGCACATGTAGACGCTTACTACGAACATTGCCACGATGAATACTATACTAACATGGCAACACAAGCACACCTTGAACAATTAGAACAAGAACAGACTAATCAATGTATTTGCGGTTGGTGTAGTACTTGCGAAGAACAAGCTAACACACCGGAATATAAAGCATTCCAATACAAACCAACAGACTGGGACGATGAAATCCCATTCTAGGCAATACCACCACTCGCTAGACGGGCAATCATGCCCTACTCGTAAACAATCAGGAGTACATCATGCTAAACTTATACAGCAAGAACACAGCACTATCACTATCGCAACATAAAGTATTATTCTTTTGGACGGTACTATTACCCTATCCAATTATGCTTAACTATTAAAACTTACAAATTTAACAGTAACACCACTCGTAAACAACGGAGAATACCATGAACAAAGTATATAAACCTCAAGTAACTGCACAGGAAATGTCCATTGATGGTTGGAGTA